GTGATTGTTGGTGCCGAAAGGTAACCTGATCCTTTTTGAACTACTACGATAGAACTTATTGCACCTCCAGAAACTACTGGAGATAATACTGCCCTTCTATTGGCACGAGCCTCTGGATTAGGAGTAAACATAGATATAAACATTTCTATGAGTAGAGGTAAGTCCTCTGCACCAATTACTCCTGGTTGAATACCTGGCATAGATGAAAGTACTTTTCTATTTAATCTGCCATAAACATCTACCAATTGATTTTCTAAAAGCCCTGTTGCTGGATTTCTAGTTTGAACTGTAATAGGTTTAGTAGTATCACCAAAGGCTGCTCTTGTAAGTTGTAGAAGAATTAAAATTTCTCCAAAGAATATAAACCCGGCCGGATGGACAAGTTTATTAAATGTATCTCTCCAATCAGCAACGTTTCTACCTGACTTAATTAAATACGAATATTTCTGGTAACGATATGAGTCATGGATTCTAATATCCTTTTCTGATATAAAACCCTTGGTAGATAAAAACTGATTGATAGATGGACTCCAATCACCTGCAGATGGAATAAGTGTATTATCGTAAGGTCGTTCTACTTCTACTTCCTCATTAAAGAATAATCTAAAGAAAGTTTCAATAGAATCATCACTACCTCTTACTTTATAAAAATCAATAATTCTCTTATAGAGTACTGACTTGTTTGCTTGTAAGTCTGCAGGGATAGATGCAGCAATTTCTTTCTGCATCATTTCTAAATAATCTTGAGTAAGTTGTCCATCTTGGTCTAAGTTCTTATCAATATCCATCGCATCTTCTAATGCGTTAAGAATATAAGAAGGACCAGGTCCTACCCAATTTCTAATAAGTGTAGTAAGTTTCGCACTCCAGCCATTATAATTAACATAGTCTGATGCGCCAGGATTCCATACTACGGAAAAAGTTTTTCCTATATCTGATGTAGATTGTGCCAAAGAACCCGGAAGATCATTACCATTTGAAATGGCAACTGTCACTGCATTATTAGTAAGTAAGTTTATAGTGACATCATTTTCTCCAGCCTTAGATAATACTAAAGTTGAGTTGGCACCATCGTCATCTGTAAAGAAAGAATTACCAGTTCCGTCTGGGTCTGGATATCTAAAGACAGCTCTGTCTGTTAATAAAATATCATTAAAAGTTTCTGTCGTCTGATAAGTAAACTCGTCCATATTCATGAACTCGTAGTACTTTTGTAAAAGTGTCTTGATTCCACCTTCGCCGATATTCTTTTGAATCTCATGAGGTATCAGCTCATCAATTCTTAAATCTTCTTTAGATTTTCTTTTAGTAGAACTTACGCTCTCTACATATCCAGGTGAAAAAGTATCTTCAGACATATTATCTTAACCTTGAGTTAACAGTATAATTAATAGACCCACTTGAACCGGCAGTAGAGATAGTATCTACTTGTGCAGTCACACTAACGGCATTACTATCAATATCCAATAACTGGTCCCTCTTAGGTGCGATGTCTAAAGAGTTAGGAGTTAATGTGAGTTTAATAGTAGTATTGTTAGCTGGGACTGTAAACCCAAATAAAGTAATCGTACCTTTTGATGGACTTATAAGTCCACAATTATTCTTCACAGTAATATTCTTACCATCGACAATCTTGTATATAATAACTTGTCTGTTAGAAGAATTGGCTATTGGTATATCTCCAAAGTAGTGATCAGCACCACCAGTCTCCAATTTAAACGATGTTGAATTTAAAATAAAGTCAGTCGAGTTACCACTCTCATAGAAAGGAGACGCGAAACTTAAATTAAAGTTATTACTTAACTCGTTAGTTCCTACTGTAATATTTTGGAACATATAAGGTCGCACAGTACTATTTAAAATAGATGGGTCAGATTGGTCAATAAATTTAAGAAGCTGAGAGTGTCTTAATACTCCATCGAATCTATTTAAGTTATTAAAATTATAATCTGCCACGACATCTTTAATTAGTGATTCTAATTCTGCAGAAGTTCTATCTGTTAAATTAGGATTATACTTAAAGAATATATCTAATTCTAAATATGTAAAATTAGGGTCCACTATTTCTGGAGTAATACTAACTACATTCTTTCCTTTTAAGATAGTATCTTTAATAGAAGCTTTTTCTGTGTCACTTAAAGTCTGAGCTGTTAAAGGTTTAATCGCGACATATACAGTTCCGAAATCCACAGGATCATTATCTTCTCCACCCCATGTTGAGATAGAGGATATATTAGAAAATGATTTAAGTATAATAGATTTATAGTCCTCGGATGTTACAGCCCTACCTTGAGAAGTAAAAGTTAGAGGAGCATTAAAACGAATTGATTCTATACTTTCTGGTTCAGTACCACCAGCTGCATTAGTAACTGTCGACACAGTATAAACTGAAGAACCAGTAAGTCCGACTATAGTATCTGCGAAACTAAAATTAGAAGCGCCATTGGCTTCCTCTCCATGAGTATACACATAATCCACAGTAACGATATTATCATTAATAGGCTGTTTACCAGTTACTCCGTCACCGAAGTAAACCTCATAAAAACCATTTGGATTTTCTTGGAGATAATATACTTGAGAAGTTTCGTCCACTTTTAAAAGTGATTCGAACTTAGTATATACATTATAAGAAGTTGATTGTTCGTTATCTTGGACTCGAACTCTTAAAGTAGAAGTATCAGCGTCTTTATCTGAGAGTTGAAATTTCTGATTCTCTATATCATTGTCTACTCTATAAAGTAAAGACTTATGTCGGCCCTCGGCCAATTGAACCTCATTAAAAGTATAAGTGTTATTCGTAGTATCTAAAGTCGCGGATATATTATCTAAAGTCGAAAAGTCATATGTCACTCCCGATACTGTAGAAGTAAACTTAGTCCCTCTTTTTAAAATAATCAGTTGCGGTCTATCTCCACTTTCTAAGGACGCGTCTACGACTAGATTAATAGAAGCTCTTGGAGATAAAACAGAACGCGGAGTATAACCTAAGAGTTTGGCTCTAGTGACTACATTCCCTCTTATCTGTGCTGAATCTAAAAAGGCTTCATTTAAAGAGTAGTGAGCGGCCATCGCGTTATAGTGAGTATTATAAGAAAGAACATCTAAGAGTACATTTAAACCACTACCCTCGAAGTCATAATCGTTAAACTCACTTTGAGACTTGAGAAAGTTTTTTAGATTCTTTTTTATTTCATCAAAATCTAATTCTGTTACATTTAAGTTACTTGCCATATTCTTACCTTAATCTTCTTAATACTACTTGGACAGTCCCTTGTTGGTTAGATTGTCTTATTAAGTATTTAACTGTTATATTATAATTGTTCTTTTCTATATCCCCTTTAACGCCAATATTAATTAAACGGATACGCGGTTCATGGTTTAATATTACATCTTCTATATTTTCTTTTAACGCTATTTCAGTAACGACGTCCATAGGCTCAAAGAGTAAAGCTTTTAAATTGGCACCTAATTCTGGCTGAAAGGGTCTCTCAAAGAAATTAGAAAGGATTAAATTCTTTACTGCATTCTTTACTGCCTCTGAATCTTTCAAAGGTATAATATCTTTTCTAAAAGGGTGCAAAGTTAATTTTAAATCTAAATCTCTATAACCCTTTTTACGAGCTGTCTTACCAATTACACTCTTATCTGAGATATTAATAGGACTCGATGTTCTTTCTATAGTTGCCATATACTTATTTATAACCTTTTATATGATGATTGTAATATTTTGGTTTACTTCTGTCGCGTTTTGTAGTATAATAGTATCTCCCTCTATAGTATAATCTGTATTCAATTCTGCAACAACACCGTCTATTAATACTTTAGAGGGTGCGACTTCCAGACTTAAAACCGAACCGTGATTGTCAAGCCCCCCAATTTGGTTGACGTTTTTCACCCTGGTATAAACGTATACATCTTTAGTCGGCGGAGTATTAATAGTATCTCCAACTAACGGAGTAGTATTTCTAGTAAGTCCTGGTAGAGACGCTGTCCCTGGATTTAAAAGGGGTACTAATTCTATAGGGTTACTTAAATCGATAGTCTTCGGTAATCCAATTAAAGATAAGAAATCGCAGAAATCGAAAAAGACCCAATCTAATATCTTCCCTAAACCAATTGCGTCTAAAAATTTCTTTACTTTATTTAACCATTCCTGTATAAGAAACTTCGGTATATTCTCTCCAAAATCTCTTAACCCCTCTAAGAATCTATCCATCTTTCTTTCGGAAGATATAATAAACTCATTCGGCGACCCCCCTATTATATCCATTAAACTATACGCACCTATAG